GCATGCTTCCGAGGGATGATTTATTACGCGCAAGGCTTGATTGTTGCCACGCAAGACAGGCCAGGTTCTGTAGTGAAACAGTTTTCGCCTGCCAATGTCATTGTTGAAGTGAGTGATCAAGGGGAACTAACAAAACCAGCATTTATTTACGAAGGCACAGGATTGAAAGCGCGAAAGACAGTAGCGCTTGTTTCTTGGAACGATAAAAACGATAGATATAGAGGAAAGATTGAATATGTTGAAGATCGCAATGCCATTGATAGATATGGCTACAGGGAGTTGGAAGTAAGAGCACTTGGCTGCACTTCTCAGGGACAAGCTCAGCGTATCGGACGATGGAGTCTTGTTACCAATTTGAATGAAACTGAAACAGTTACTTACAAGGTGGCAGCAGAAGGTTTCTTTTTAATGCCAGGAGAAATTATTGAAATTGCCGATCCATATAAAAGCGCGGGCATTTATGCTGGCATGTTGACTGCTGTCGGAACTAGCACGGCAGTGCTTGATCGGGAAGTAGCTCTTGAAGCCGACAAAACTTATGAAATCATTATTCGCATTGGTGATGGCATTGACCTTACTGCCACTGTGACGAATGGCCATGGTTCCACTGCAAATATCAGCTTTGCTCCATCGTTTAATTCCGAACCAGAACTTCCGGCAGCATGGATCATTCGTGAAGGAGGCGCAACTCCACGAAAATATCGAGTGATTGCATTAAATGAAGACGATCAAGTGGTAACAGTGCTAGCCTCTGCTTACTATGAAAATAAATATTCGATGGTAGATGAGATGACCATGTTGTCGTCTGAAACCACTTCCATAGCGGGCTTAGTTGTTACTCCCACTATTAGCGCTGGCAGTATTGTATTGCAAACAACGTAATGGCACAGATTGACGTTTCCTGGGACTATCCACAATACAGCGGCTATTCAATTTTGAACGCCATTAACCCTGCTGTGTGTTGGCAAGAGCCCCGCAATAATCCATTGATTAAAGAATTCGTTGTTGAACTATATCGTGAAGAAGATGATAAATGGATTGACTTAGGCCATACCACAGCAGACTATGCGAAAATTGATTCGGCGGATTACGACATTAGAACTTCCTATCAGATTAGGATTGCTACAATCGGTGTTAATAGACGGCAATCACCATGGTCCTATAGCCAAAGGTTTGTTGCTTCGCCATTGCGGTTTGACTTTACATCTCCCAATGATGTTCGGTTGCCTGATGGTTCCTCTAAATTGAATCAGCGTTTGCTGTTTTTGCTTTTTTAACCATGGCACTTTTTGGTCTTGATGCTGCTGGAAATTCTGCTTATGTGCAGGCAGTAGGCGATGGTGCAGAGGAAACGCCATATATTTTGCAGCATGATCTGCTGCCAAGCAATATTAAAAGTGCATGGACTACAAGCACAAGCGGAGAAATTGTTATTTCGGGAGTTGCTAGCAATAAGCTTCGCGTGTTGAATGTTGTGTTGGCAGCAACAAGCGGAGGCACCATTCAGTTCCGTAGCGGGGCTTCTGGAGTTACTTTGACGCCCGCCTTCACGGTTGTATCTTCTGGCTCCCTTGATTTTGGCTCTCCATTGGGACTGTTTGAAACAACGGCAGGGGAAAGCTTGGAAACAGTGGTGAGTAGTGGCATTGAATATCAAGCTCTCATCACTTATCGCGAGGTGGTGGCATGACGCGCATTAGAGGCTCCCTAGAGGGGCTACAAGGCCCGTTAAATGGCCGCTTGTACGTGCGTGCAGCTCAAGCCTTTATTGGCGCCCCAGAGGGCGACATGGCGTTTCGCATTAACAATGGGGAAGTAGACATTGAATTGCCGCCCACTCCTCGTTATGCTCCATATTTTGTGGACTGGCGAGACATTGGTGATTCCAGGAAGCTGTCCTTTCCAGAACGATGGTTAGTGCCCAATGTAGATGAAGTGGCATTGGATGAACTGAGGGGATATAAAAAACAAGTGCAACGCCGGCAAGGTGGTGGCAAAGGCAATGCAGTAGAAAATGCAGTGCTTAAAGCTGAGAACGAAGATCTCCTTCAGAAATTTGCTCAGCTTGAAAAGGACTATCAGCAATCTTTACAGCGCATTTCCTTGATTGAAGCTCAGCATGCAGCAGCCATTGGAAAAGCGGCAAGCCTAGAAGCTTCTTTGTTGAAAGAACAATCTGCCGTTCGTCGCCAGCCAGTCATTATTGAAAAAGAAAAAATTGTTGAGCATAAAGTTGCCATTAGTGCTGAGGAATGGCAAGAAAAGCTTGCGGAAGAAACGCAGCGTCGAGTGCTGATTGAGCGAGAACTAGATGCAATGAAGGCTCAATTCAGCGATCATTTGTCTTTAGCAAATCATTTCGGTGCATTGCATGGTGAAATTGATAGACTAAGGCTTGAAAAGCAACAACTTCTTGCTCGCATTGAGGAGCTTAAACAGCCCCAGCGTTCAGCTTCTTCTTATCGCGCTGAAGCAATTGCAGAGCTTGACAAATTGATGGAAGCCTAATGGAAAGCATCAACGTAACAGTGCGAGAAGGAGACAGCTTTGATGAGTTGTACCTTGCTTTTCAGAAGCCTGTCGGCACGCCACGGGATTTCTCAAGCTCTACTTTGCTAGCGCAAATCAAGGAAACATTTGGCACTGAGACAGTGCTTGACACTTGGAATGTAATCAAACTTTCAGCTACTGGCCACGTGAAGCTTGGCCTCACGTCTAATCAAACAGAAGCCCTGGCTCGTAACATTGCTCTTGGCTACAGTGATCGCAGTCTTACTTACGACGTGAGTAGGCAGGCCGCCGATCCACCAGATGCCGGCGCATTGTTTCTTTGGGACTTGAAAGAACTTTACTTTGTAGATACCGCTCAAAGCATTGTTTCAATTAGCGAAGGCAGCGAAATTGATCCCTTGCTTGGCACCTCTCGCGTGCGAGTGACAACATTGGGGGACCATGGTCTTGGCTCGTCAGACGTAATAAGAATTAATGGAACAAGCGTTGGTAGCTATAACGCTACTTACACTGCAAATTCCCTTAGCATTATCTCTAATACAGTGTTTGAAATTGTGCCTGTTTCAGGCTCTCCTATTTTTAGCACTGTATCTTCTGGCGGCACTCTTCAAGTGCTAAAGGAGGATACCATTGTATTAGGAACCCTCCAAGTTAAGCCCCGCATCACTTCGCTGTAAGACAAATGCCTGACATTGAAGAAGGAAAACAAGTAGTTACAGTCGCAAGGACTGAGCCAATTCCTGCTGGTCAGGCAACCATGGCAAATTCGCTGCCAGTGGTTATTGCTAGCGACCAAACACCAGTGCCTATCCTGGACAATCTGAGTGCTCCGTCAGAGGTGCATGATGATTTGCTGGGCAATCCCCGTGTGCAGACAAGTCTGCAACTATGGGATTCCACCAATATTCTCGCTATCGATCCCAAGGCGTGGCAGCTTACTGCTGATGACACTGGCACTCCTGATTATTCCAGCGTTACTCACTTGCCGCAAGAAAGCGGTGCTGAACTGTTAATTAATACCAACGCTCCAAATTCAACAGTGGCTCAAATGCAGAGCCGCTTTGTCTTCCCTTATCAAACAGGCCGCATCACTGACGTGAGCGCTGGCATTAGCATGCTTCGCAATGCCAATGCCACGCATGAATTTGGCATTTTTGATACAAAGAATGGCTACATTGTTCGCATTATTGGTGACGATGTATTTTTCGTAAGGCGCACTAATTCAGGCGAAACCCCTCAGAATCATGGTGCTCCTCTTGGTTCCACTGATTTTACCGTCACTGATTCATCGTCTCTCTATTTCAACCATCGCTACCGTCTACTCCCCGAAGATCCTTCCGTGATGGAAGAGATTGTGCCTCGTAGCGTTTTCAATGGAGATAAGCTTGATGGTGCCGGTCAAAGCGTGCATACGCTGAGCTTGGCGAATGTGACAATGTTCCGCGTTCAGATGGGCTGGTATGGCGGTTCTGCGTGTCGCCTGCTTGCTTATGTGCCAATTGACGAAAACCTACCTGCTGGTGCCACGGCAAAGAATGCACGATGGGTGACCATCCATCAAATTAACACTTGTGATCGCATTCCTTTCCCGAGCCTTGGCAATCCCAATCTGCCGTTGACTTTCCGCATTGTAAAAACGGGAAGCTTGCCGCAGGCTGTATTCCTGAAAGTATATGGCACCAAGGCTGAAATTGATGGTGGCGATGCCAGTAAGTATGACATCTATTCGCAAGAAGGCAGCGCTGCAAGCATTAACACTGGCACTGTTCGTCCGCTACTGACCATTCGCTGCAAGGAAAATATCACTAATGACGATGGCAACAGCAAGCAAAACATTATGCGCGTTGTGCCGCTGATGGCTAATTTGTCGTCTCAATATCGTGCTAAGTTCATCCTGCTCAAAAACCCCACTGGCCTTGTCGTAAGCGGCAGCACCATCAATCCCGTTACGGCTTCTGGCGTCTTCACCTCCACGGCCTCTCTTTCTGCCATTGAATACAACACCACTGCTACTGGCGTGACTGGAGGGAGTCCTGTGGCTGTGTTCTTCACTGGCGATGATGACGGTCAGAACATCGTGCTTGATGAACTGTTCCGCTATAACCGTGAATTCCTGA